ACCTTTTCTTCGCGTATCTCCCAAAACAGTCATGACTCAGCTCAAGACAGGTTGTTACCGCCGTTAACGGCTGGGGTTGGTTCTGATCAGCCACGGCTGGAAACGCCCACTATTGGGTACGAGTCTTATGGGCCTCTGATTGCAGAGTTTGCAGCTGCGCATCTCAACCGTCATTTGTTTCCGTGGCAGGTGAACGTCTTGACCGGTGCTTTTGAGCATGACGCTGACCATTCGTTTACACATTCAAGCGCTATGGCGTTTTGTGCGCGACAGCAGGGCAAGACCTTCATGCTTTCGGCGGTGGTCGGGTTCTGCCTTTTAGAGTTGCCACGAATCTGGGGCAGACCAGTGAAGGTGGTGTCCACGGCTCACGAATTGTCTCTCGCTACGGAGGTCTTTGAAGACTTGCGTGATCTCTTCGAGTTGTGGGAAGAGTCAGGGTTGTGCAAAGTGACGTGGGCGTATGGTCGTCACCGCGTCAAGATGGTGGACGGCTCTGAGTATTTGGTCAAGGCTGCAACAGGGAAGAAACACGGCATCTCGGGCGTGGACATTTTGATTGTGGACGAGTTGTGGGCGATTACGGAGGCGGCTTATTTCGGCGCGTTGAAGCCTGCACAGATTGCGGTGAAGTCGGGGTTGTCGTTGTTGGTGTCCACGGCTGGTGATGAGTCGAGCACGGTGATGAAGAAACTACGGGAGCAGGCCATCGGGCAAATTGACAAGGGTGAGCCGGGTGAGTTGTACATGGCTGAGTGGTCTGTGCCTGAATCCGTGTCACCTGATGACGAACGGTATTGGGGCTACGCCAATCCGAGCATGCCTCGCACGGTCACGCTGAAGTCTCTTCGTGCTGCACACTCCAGCCCTGACCGATCTCAGTGGCTTCGCGCTCACTGCAACATGTGGGTGAGTGCTGCATCGTCTTGGCTTCCGCCGGGGCAGTGGGCAAAACGGTTTACAGAAAACACCGAGTGGGACGGCACGACTTCGGTGCTGGCGGTGGATTCCGCAGTGGACGACTCGAAATATGTCGGGGTGTGGTGTCGCAAAAATACCAATGGGGACATTGTCGCCAGTGTCGAGTTTCAGACTGAGTCCATTGCTGAAATGTGGGAGCAGATCACAGCGTCTCTTGAGCGTGAACCAAAAACGCAGCTGGCAATTACGCCGTCTTTGTTTATTCACACGCCCGAGAAGTATCAGCGCAGAACGGTGCAGTGGGGCTACGGCGAAATAAACAAGTACACGTCCACCGTCAAGGGTCTTATCAACGAGGACAGGGTGAAGCACACGGGTGAGATCCTTTTGTCGGAGCATGTAAACAGGGCATGTCTAATCCGCGGTCAGGGTGGCGCGTTGTCAATTTCGTCCCAGCGATCACCCGGGCCCATCGAGAGATAGTTGCATTTGCAACAACCTTGTGTAAGACTCCGAGTGGATGGGTATTTTCTCACGCAAAGTTGACACGGCCTCTTTCGCCTCTGCACCTGTGCAGGCGGCTGCAGGCGCGTCCTATATCGGCAACTTTTTGCAGTACACCACCGGGTCTGCTGAAGTTCGTGCGCTGAGTATTCCCACGGTTTCCCGTTCCCGTGACCTTCTTGCTGGCATCATCGGATCTGTTGGTCTAAAGCATTACTCCAAGCAGTGGAACGGCTCCGACTATGACGAGGTCTATCTGCCTCTTGAGCCTTGGATGGAAACACCAGATCCGAAAGTCTCACGCTCGTTCTTCTTTGTAAACATCTTCTCGGACATGTTCTTCTACGGCGCGGCGTACGCCTACGTCACCACGCGCTACTCCACCGGGTTGCCTGCCTCGTTTACATGGCTCCCAGCTGCAAACATTTCAAGCACCGAACAAACAGGAATCCCTCAGTATTACGGGCCGTCTAAAGAACTTGAGTTCAACGGACAACCACTTGACGTAAACAACGTGATCCAGTTCTTGAGCCCTATTGAGGGCATCTTGAAGATTGGCGCTCAAGCCATCAACACAAACATTTATTTGAACATGGCAGCTGACCGCTACGCCAGCCTTGAGACCGTCCCCGGTTATCTTCAGCAGATTGATGGCGAAGACATGTCAGGTGACGATCTTGGTTCTCTTGCTTCGGCGTGGGCTGCAGCGCGTAAACAAAACTCCATTGGGGCCCTTTCGAGGCAAATTCAGTTTCGTGAGTTCACACAGAACCCGCAGGAAGTCATTGCGGATCAGCGCAAGTACCAGTCTCTTGAGATGGCTCGCCTCTGTTCCGTGCCTGCCTACCTTGTGTCTGCCCCAACCGAGGGCGCTTCGATGACGTACCAAAACGCACAGCAAGCCCGTCAGGATCTGTACCTCTTTGGCGCTCGCATCTACATGGACGCTATTGAGCAGACCCTTTCCAGCGCACAAGTTCTTCCCCGTAACCGATATGTCGAGTTTGACATTGAAGATTACGAAGGATCTGAGACAAGTTCCCCTAGTGGAATGCCTAACAATGAAACGGATGATGAATTGTGAAAATTGAGTTTGTAGCCGTGCCAGTCACCTTGGACGCTGCCGCTGGCGAGGACAGCCCCCGATCCATTACGGGTGTGGCTGTTCCTTGGGACACTCCAGCGGCAGTTTCCTCGGGTGAGTCAGTCATGTTTAAGCGTGGCGCTTTTGATGTAAACGCTAAGGCACCGAAACTTCTTGAGGGTCACGACATGACGCAGCTGCGTGGTGTTGTCACCGAACTAGTTGAAGCCGAAGAGGGTCTGTTGTTTACAGCAAAGTTTGCAAAGACTCGCGCATCCGATGAGGCCATTGAACTCATCAAGGCTGGCGCTTACGACTCCGTAAGTGTCGGCGCAATCCCCGTCAAATTCAAATACGACAAACTTCCCAGCCTGACGAAGAGTCAGAAGAAGAAGTTGTCGAACCCCAACCCCAAGACATTTCCGAGGAGGAAACCATGTCAACAGATACCCCAACGGTTGAGGCTTCGGCTGAAATCGTCCCTACCACACCAATCTTCGCCGCAGCGCGTCGTGAAGTGAAATTGCCAACAGCCGTCGAGTACATGTCTGCGTTTATCGCTGGCGGTTCCGCATGGCACCAAATGTCAGAGGCAATCCGTGCAGCTGCACCGGACATCGTCACAACTGACACTCCAGGCATCTTGCCCACTCCAATCCTTTCGCCTGTTTACAACAACTTCCAAGGCATGCGCCCAGTTGTTGACGCAATCGGCGTTCGTGCCCTTCCCCAAGGTGGCAAGGTTTTCGTGCGCCCTGAGGTCACGACAAATACCAGCATCGGCGCAAGCATTGGTGAGCAGTCACCAACCGCAGGCACTCTTGTTGTTTTCAACAATCAAGTCACAAAGCAGATCTTCGGCGGATATGTAAACATTTCCGAGGCTGACATTGACTGGACAGACCCAGCAATCTTGCAGGTCGTTCTTGACGACATGGCTCGTATCTACGCAAACGCAACTGACAACTACGCAGCAGACACCCTTGTTTCTGGCGCATCAGTTACTCAGGCCTTTGCTCTTGCAGATGTGGCTAAGCCTGAAGTTTGGTCAGCCGAAATTGCTGAAGCAGCATCAACCATTTTGACTTCGTCAAATGGCAACTTGCCTACTCACTTGTTCGTTTCTCCAGACCGCTGGCGTAACCTTCTCGCACTTGCTGACACCGCTAACCGTCCGTTGTTCCCACAGGTGGGCCCAATGAACGCATACGGAAACCTCGGTGTAAACCAGTACGGCGGAAACGCTTTCGGCTTGTCCGTTGTTGTTGACCGTAACTTCGCATCTGGAACCGCAATTGTCGGTGACGCATCGGGTTACGAGCTCTACGAACAGCAGAAGGGTGCAATGAGCATCGAGTCTCCATCAACACTTTCGCGCACAATCGCTTTCCGCGGTTACTTCGCAGCGTTGATGATTGACCCAACCAAGTTCGTCAAGTTCACCTTCGCCTGATCACTAGGTAGTCGGGAAAGGGTCTGTATGTCTGTTTACACAATCACTCACGGTTTTCACTTTGATGATGTGTCAGCCGTACAGACCCTGACCCCTTCCGAGGTTCAGCCCGGCGACAGCATTGTTGTCGCAGGCGCTGGCGCAAAGTTCAACGGCACCTTCACCGTTATCAGCGTTGAAGAGTGGGAGTACATCGGGAAAGACCAACAGGGCTATCTCGAGTTCAATTATGACGTGCCGAAACTTAATCAGGTTTTGTATGCGGTCACTGGTCAAGCCGATGATGAGGGGTATGCAGCTCTTGCTGGCACCCTGACGTTTACAGAGACCATCACTTGGACTACTTCAGCACTAGTTCTTTCGTGGCTAGGCATTGACGTGGCAACCGCTAACGACACCGCATTTGTTGCTAAGTGTGTCAGTGCTGCTAACGCTTGGTGCTTCCGTAAACGCCGTGAGGCTGGCTACACCGATCTGCAAGGCACCGTTCCTTCAGCAGACGTTGAATTGGGCACCACTATGTATGCAGCAACGCTTTACCGTGAACGCGGAACCAGCGGTGACGCATACGGTGCTTTTGACGGTATGGGCAACCTTGCACAACCAGTCACCCTTCACCGCATCATGCAGCTGCTTGGCTGTGGCAGGGCACAAGTCGCGTGAGTTCTTCAGGCATCTTGTACGAGGCTGTAAACGCATGCAAAACAGCGTTAACCGCACTCGGTCTTGTGCCTATCACTGATCCTCGTAACGCTCGCCCTTTGTCGGTCTTTATTGAACTTCCCAGCGTCACAGCGTTTACATACAACGTGGGTGATATAAGTCTTCGACTTCGTGTGCTGGCACCGCCTCCGGGCAACCAAGACGCAGGTGATTACCTGATGCAAATCGCAGATCAGATTATGAACTCACCAATCGCGGTCA